ATGCGATTGATTCAGCGATGCCCATTGCGCTGCTCTTGTGTCATGGGGTGGATAGGTTCTGCCTCAGCTTTCCCGATGCAGCACTTCAGGCGGCATGGCAGGCACCGCCGTCACCAGGTACCAGGCGACTGGGAACAGTGCCAGGTGCCAGGCGGTCATGGCGCCCCCAGTGATTGGATCAAGTTCGGCGGCAGGTTGTAGGCGGTGGCGATTTGCACCATCCCAGTGGCAACCTCGGGCGATACCAGATGTGCCTGGCGCAGAATCAGCCACGCGCCGATAAACAGGCTGGGGTTTTGCTGCGATGCAGCCGCCAGCACCACGGCGCCAATGTCCGAAAGCGCTGTTGCAGCTCGCAGCAGCCGCTGCTGCCTAACACCCTCTGCCGTTGGCAGTTCGGACTCAATGATTTGCCGCGCCTGAATGCGAGCAGCGGAGAAAGTGGCAGACTGCAACAGTTCAGTTTGAAATCCCACCCAATCGGCGGCGGGTGGTGGCGGCTGGTGGAGCGCGTCGTACTGCTCAATCTCTGCCGCCGCGGCTTCACGCACGCTCCAAGCCTGCCGCCAGGCGCCATCAAACTCTTCAGCCTTCACAGGCAGCAGCCGCTGTGTCCTGGGGTCAATGTCGGGCGGGGCAACATCGGCCACCTGGAACACCCGGATCGGCGGGTCCAGGGTAGCGTAGGACGCCAGCTCGCCGGGGTGCGGATTGTCGCTGATGCTGAGGTGCGGCTCGTCCCGCTTGAACTGATCGACGGGGTAGGGCCACTGGGGGCCATCGGGGCGGAGGCGGAGGAGGGATGGCATAGCTAGAGTTTGTTATCGTATGCCGAAAGCACACGGGAGCTGGGTAGCGCTGTGGACAATGCGCCACCGTAGATCCGGGCAATACCAGTGTTGTACGGCACACAAAAAACGCGGCCATCAAATAGCAATACACATCCAAAGTAGGCAAAGTTTCCGGGATAAGTACCTGCTGGTGTTGTTAAGGTATCGGTTGCAGGGTTGTAAATACGGGCTGTAGTAGCGGAGTGAGGCACACAGAAAACGCGGCCATCAGGCAGTAATACGCCTCCAGCGTAAGCATCGGCGCCGGGATAAGTACCTGCTGGTGTTGTTAAGGTATCGGTTGCAGGGTTGTAAATACGGGCTGTAGCTGCATTAAAAGGTGTGCAGAAAACGCGGGCGTCAGGTAGCAGTACGCCTCCAACGTAAGCCCTTCCGCCCGGATAAGTACCTGCTGGTGTTGTTAAGGTATCGGTTGCAGGGTTGTAAATACGGGCAGCAGTAGCGGAGTGAGGCACACAGAAAACGCGGCCATCAGGCAGTAATACGCCTCCAAAGTAGGCATTGCCGCCCGGATAATCACCTGTTGGTGTTGTTAAGGTATCGGTTGCAGGGTTGTAAATACGGGCTGTAGTAGCGGAGTGAGGCACACAGAAAACGCGGCCATCAGGCAGTAATACGCCTCCAGCGTAAGCATCGGCGCCTGGATAAGTACCTGCTGGTGTTGTTAAGGTATCGGTTGCAGGGTTGTAAATACGGGCAGCAGTAGCGGAGTGAGGCACACAGAAAACGCGGCCATCAGGCAGTAATACGCCTCCAATGTAAGCCCTTCCGCCCGGATAAGTGCCTGTTGGTGTTGTTAGGGTATTTGTTTCAGGGTTGTAAATACGGGCTGTAGTAGCGGAGTAAGGCACACAGAAAGCGCGGCCATCAGGCAGTAATACACTTCCAATGGAAGTACCGGAATAGTCGAATGTTACTGCTGCCAGGGTGTCTGTTGGTGTGCCATAGTTGACAGCCCTAATTGACTCAAAATAGCTATACGGAGTTGGGGGGAACCAGTAGCCGTCAGCAGCTACTGTCAACCCACCCAGAAACGCTAGATCCCGCAGCCCCAGTGTCACGATTGCACCCCGTAAGCGGCGCGAACGTCGGCGTCCGTTGTGCCGGCGCGGCGACACTCAAACGTCAGCGTTGCCGCTTTGCTCGCGGCAATGTTGGATGGCTTTGGCCCCAGGAACGGCGTCGAACCGGGGAACGTCAACGTCCGCTGCGTGCTATCGCACAGCAAATCAACGGACACATTGCGCCCCTGTACGATATTGCTAAATGTAAACGTAAGCGGCCCTGTTAGCACGCTAACTACAAGAGTCTTGCCGTTATCGGCGGCGAAGTCAATGTTGATTGTTGCGCTGTATGCGATATTGACTGTTTCAATTGTGCGGGGTAGAAGGTTGGCAATGTTGCCGACAATCTTGTTAATTGCCTGCAGGATTGAATCCGTGGAGGCAACAGTGCCCGCCTCAGCGACAAAGCCCGTTATGGCCGATCCAATCGCTCGGGCAGCGGTAAAGAACAGGTTACCGCCTGACTCTCCGAGGTCCCCGGTTCCCAGGGTAACGGCGCCAGTCTGACCGTTGATCGAGCTGACTGGCGAAATGCCATTAGGAAGTTGAATCCAGTCAGAAAGAGTTGCGCCATTATTGGCAACAATTACCCATTTTGTACTGGAGTCAGTACGGATACACCAGTCGCCGCCTTGCCCGCGCAGCGCAAGCATTGCGGTCTGATTTGCCGCCTGCCCTAGATACTCAACGATGGCAACACTGGGGATCTGGCTGGTGGGCACCAGGCCGCCAACAAGATCGGCCTTGCTCGCCAACCCGGAAGACAGCGCCGCAGGCTGCACCGCCGTGCCAGCCAGAGCACCCTGCGCGGCCGAAGCGAAATCAGTCGTAGCCGACTGCGCCGCAGTGCCCAGCCCCAAGCTGGCGCGACCTACCGCAGCATTAAGGCCCGTGCTGGAGCCATCCCAGTACAGCCGCTCGCTATAAGCGGTGTCCCACAACCCTTGCCGAGTATTGGTCGGCAGTGAATAGCCCGTTGCATACGTCACCACTAGTGAGGCTGTGGTGTTCCCTCCAACCGAGAACCCTGTAGGCATCGTCAGCGACGGATACCCACCGCCGCTGCTGCTGCCGCCTGCTGCAACCAAGCTTCCGTCAACTAGCGACAGATTGGTGCCCAGCAGCACCGTCGTGAGCTGTCCATTGGCCCCTACCAGCACCAGGCTGCCAACAGCCGATGACATGCCTCCAAGCGTCAGTCCAGCAAACGTGGGCGAACTGGTGCTGCTCAGCCCCTGCGGCAGCCCCACCTGATCAGGCGTGACCAGTTCGTAGGCGTAGGCCGTGCTGCCCGCCTTCCGCACGTACTTCCCGGCATCGGCAGTGCCCGCAGGTAAGCCGATCCCAGGCGGCCCGGTGCCGGTTGTGACCCGGATAACGGTTGGGCAGCTCATGCTGGATCCCTCCTGGCGGGGCGAACTGCAATCGTTACCGGCCGGTATATCAGGTGATGATCATCGGCCTGGATATTGCCGGGGGCAATCATCAAAACATTAAGGAACCACGCCTTAGAAACCTTGAGGCTATTGATTATGGCTTCAGGGGCAATGACTCGGATTGTTCCAGCAATAGCATCTACAATAGTGGTGAGACTGTAAACGGCGCGTCCTTTTTCGTCAGACAAGACTGCATTTACATCCCAACCAGGAAATGGCCACGCCTGCTGGCCGTTGAACAACTCAATCAGCACGGCGCCATCAAGGCCCTGCTCCCATGTGATCACTTCGCCCTCGTCCCAGGCCATCGGTCAACCTCGCTGCCTTAGCTTTCCGTCCACGCCTCGTTTTTCTCCGTCGCTGGGTCATCAGCCGCAAACTTTCCGCCCTTCACCCGTGCCCGCTTGCGCTTGGGCATCGGGCAAGCAGGCTCTGCAGGGGTCTCTTGGCGTTCGGGCTCCGCAGCAGGCTCCTGTTGCAGTTGCTCAGCATTCATGCCGTAACCAATCGGGAAATTCATAAGGCTCCAAAGCGGAAAGGGGCCCCGAAAGGCCCCGAGAAAAAACCAACTACCTAGAGGCTCAGTCGCTAGGAACCAGGGCCACCGTGTTGGTGCCAACCGGCACAGCCGCACCGTTGGTCACGGTGCCAGTCGCCGAGGCGCTGGTGATGTTGCTCTGCACCGAGGCGTAGCTGAACGTGGTAGAGGTCACCGCCGTGATAGCGAAGGTGCCGTTCACCAGCGGGTTCGAGCAACCCACGGTGACGATCTCTCCCACCAGCATGGTGTGAGCAGCCGACAGGGTGATGGTCGCCACGTTGGTGGTGAGCGCCACGTTGCTGATGCTCAGCGTGCCGGTGCCAGGGCGAAGCCGAACAGCAGCCACCCGCACATCACCGCTTACCGAACCGGCAACCCGGACGGCCTCGCGCACTTCCTTGCCGGTCACTCCCACCTCGTTGATCACGCCAGGGCTGGCGGTAACCACAGCGATGTTTGCGTAGGTGGAAGCAGAGCTAAGGGCAGCACCCTCAGCAACATGGGCAGCCTGCAGGATGTAGCCGCCAGCGGAATTGCTGGAGCCACCGGCAACGATGAACTTCAGGTCATCGTAGGCAGCCAGGTTGGTTTGAAGCAGACGGGCAGCACCAGTGCGGGTTTCAGCAGCGCGGCCACGGGCACCGGCTTTGACAGCACCGAGCAGGATGGTTTCAGCATCCAGTTGATAGCCCCGCCGAGGGGCAAGACCAGTAGAACGAGCCATGAATCAGTACCTCAGGGAATGAATTGATAAAGCGATGATCAGGCGGTCACCGCAGCATCGGTGATTCCGTAGGCGCGAGCGGCCGAACGACCGTTCATGATGGCCATACCGATCGACCAGTCGATCCGGGTGCGATCAACCGGGGCTTCGGCGATTTCACCGAACTCCCGAATGTCGATCCCGTAACCGTTGGCAGCAGGGCCTTGGATGCCGGTGGTCTGCAGATCGCCAAACGCCACGCAGTAGATACTGGTGGTGCTGGAGGCTTCGGTGAAACCTTGGATCTGCACGTTTTGGGCGTTGGTGTCCGTTACCACGATGCGGGCATCGTTGTACATGGTCACCCGACGACCGAACGCATCCTGCTCGTAGGACATGAAGCCACCGATGGTGGTATTGCGGCTGGCAGCCGAAAGGCGCCGACGCATCTTCTTGTTCATCAGCAGGATCTTGTTGTCGCCATCCACCGCGTCGATCAACTCATCGAGAGCCGTGAGCGACAGGGCGCCGTTCACGTTGACAGCTTGGGAGCTGCCGACGTTGATGCGGGTCTTCAGGCCATCAAAAGCACGGACATCAACCGACTCATCGCCGTTGATTACCTGCTCCTCAAACGTTAGGCGCAGCGAGCGCACCTTCA